TGTGTTGATTACATTCAAGACAACCAACCACGTAGGGCGGTACCGTCATACGAATTACGCCCGTGGCAGGCTGAGCTTAAGGCTTATTTGGAGGCTGATCCAGATCCTCGAAAGATTGTTTTCCTTGTTGACATTCAAGGCAATAGCGGCAAGACTTGGTTTGCGCATTACTTTGTCGATCAAAATGTCAGACCCGCACAGGTCCTCCTTCCTGGTAAGAAGGCAGATATGGCATACGCGCTTGATTGCGCAGCAAGTTGTGTTTTTATCGATGCGCCAAGGTCGAAACAGGGTGAATACCTTCAGTACGACTTCTTGGAGGAAGTCAAGAATGGCTACGTTTTTAGCTCGAAATACGAGAGCCGGCTGAAAACTTTAGCCCCATGTCATCTTGTTGTTTCTATGAATGAAGAACCTGATCTCACAAAATTGTCTTTTGATCGATACGACATTCGTCGGTTAACTGACATTATTCTAAATGAGTAGTCGTCGTTTACCCACTTCTGTCGTTGATGTTATTTTACGCAGGCGCGAAGAATTGCTTGCTCTTGAAGCATATCTTCGGTTAAGGTCTTATTCTATCTCTTTACACTTTAACACGGTAATGCGTGCGCATATAAACAATATCTACACCCGACGCCCAGGCTTGGAGATCGTCGCCATGTTAAGGCAGCGCCTGCGTGGGCTTAATTACCCACGTGCTATATCGAATCCGTTGGATGACTTTAATCATTGGTTGAGATACCGTTACAGGATTGGAGCAGCCGTTGTCAATCCTTACCGTAGGATAAGGACCCGGAGGTGACCGAAGTGAGACAGTGCCGAGGCACCATTATTACCTCACTTCGGTCAGGTCAGCCATTTCACTATGTTAGACGAACTTTGTTTAAAATATAGTGAAATATTAAATGAAATCATTTATTGCTGTTCCTTGTTTTAGCCAAACAACACCTCGCCAATTTCTAGGACAGTAGAAAATCGCGTCACCAGGTGTTGTCCCTATGTATTGCGAGTAGTCGGAAACTCGCATCCAATGTTGAGCATAACCGAACGTTTCGTGTCGTGAGACTAGATTCCATGGAGCTTTAGGTCCCGGCGTTTTATACGTCGGTTCCATGGAACAGAAGTCGTCGTTTTCAGGAAACACTGTTATTGGCAAGTCGAATAGAAAGTTTCCTGTGAATTTAACAACTGGTATTTCCCAGTGTTTGTAGCCTTGGGATGTATTGTATTCGTTCCATTGCCAATTGTTTGTTAATGTGAAACCATTTCCTATGGGCGTCGGGTTAACGTTGAAAGATGTCAGTCCCGTCGGAGTGCCAATTGAGAATCTGTTGGTATCTTTTACGACGTTAACGTTGAAGTAAGACGTCCAGTTTTTTTGAAGTTTCAGTTCCATATTGTATCCCGTCGGTAAACTTGTTTGAATGTCCGTTACCATCCACTGCAGTTTCCATCCGTTGGTATTGTTTGGGTCCAACGGTGCAGTGTCCTTGAATCCAAAACGTATTTTGAACTCGTTGAATTGCCCCGCAAGGAAGTCTAAGTTTTGGTCAGTGTTTAACGTGTGCGTAATTGGGCCAAATTCTTTAACGGAATTGGCCGCCACGTTTCCTAAGTTGACATTGACTACGTTTGGGTTGAAGCCAACCCGGTCAACTGCCCCAAGTAGCACAGGGTTTACTGCTGTGAAAGGTGTACTGCCGCATTCCATTCGGAAATATACCGTGATTTTTGGTTGCGGTAGCGCACTGAGTGTAGCCCCAGGGGGTACGTAATAGGGGAAACGGAAGATTTCCCCGCCGGTGTCTGTGTCTAACGCACTGTAGTTATAGTTCGTGCGCTCATTTTTGACGGTCACCATTTGTGACACACCGTCTTTAGTTGCCTTAACTAACGATAACGGAAATGCCCTTGCTTCTGTGAATTGACCTGCAGGTATATATCCTGCAGCTGATCCGTTGAATTCATCAGTCTCATTCAGCGTTAATATCGCTGGTGTCGTACTGACTAGTCCCGCCGTAATAGGCGGAACAGGAGGTGGGGGTGGACTTGGAGGGGGAGGGGGTGGTATGTTAGGTGCGAAATTTTCATCTTGCCCCCCTTCCCCTGTGTTCGGTCTGTAGCGCTCGTCGCCTCCGCTTGAGTCGGAGTCGGAAGACCAGTGTCCATAATAGTAGTTGTAACGGAACATCTCACAATTTAAATTATGGCACTTATGTATCGCCGTTCCGCTAAACGCCGTTATCGACGACGCCCTCGTCGTTATACGGCCGGCATGAAAACAAATGCTTACGGTTCTAAGTCATCGGGTCAACTCGCTGTTTACCGAAATGCTTTTTCTACTGCAACGACCAACCCTAAGATTCCGGATGGGAAGTCTTATCATTCGTCGGGTGTACGTTTGCAGGCTGTGAAGGAGTTTATCAATGATACCGATACTACTATGGATTTTTTGTTATTCCCTGGCATCAATAATGGTATTATTATGGCCAAGGCTAATCAAACAAATGGTCGGTATATGCCCTATCCTTCACATTTTACTACCACGCCAGGAGGCGGTGGAGGCTTTATTCAAAATGCCGACACAGCCATTGATAAATGGCGTGTTGTGTCACAGGCGTTGAAGATTACGCTTATTAACAATTCGGATGAAAACGATGGTTGGTGGGAAGCGTGTCGCGTACAACTACCATCGGACAATTCCGTTTTTCAAATTGTTGATGGAGCTACAGCAAATGTTGTCGGTACGGCATTTGATGCGGATCAATTGCCTGGTGTTGACGTGGAACGTCAGATGGTAGAAAATCCTACTTATGTCACTGGAAAATTGCGTGATATTCATCGCCATATTTTTCAGTTGGCTCCACAAGGTTCGGACCACGATTTTAATGAATTGAACACGTTGCTATCTACAACGGACAGTGGTGGTTCAATTATTGATAAAAATTTTGATACCATTTACATCAGAATTCACGGTCGAACCGGAACTGAAAGTCCTACACGTGTCATGCTGCACGTTGTGTCCAATCAGGAGCTTGTATACGACGAAGCAGCGACCTTATGTCGTTATCACTCAGAGAGTGTATTTGCGCCGTCGTTTCCAGCAGCGAAGCGTTCTATTATTCAAGCTTCTCCCAAGGCTGCGAAGCGGTCAAAGTATTCTACTTCATAAAAATGTTTAAGCAACAGGTTAAACGGGCTAAAGCTAATTATACTAACAATCGCTGGAAAAATGAAAGATCAAGCGGCGGTAGCCCTTTTAGGCGTAGCGGTGCTAACTCTGTCCAGCGCACTATTAATCACAAATCTTTTAGTGATTTTGCAAACAAAGCGTATAAAGCAAAGCGTGGATATGCTATTCGGCGAAATCCAACAACTGGCGAAAAGGAAATGTTTGTTCGCGGGACCACCTTTAAGAGAGGTGGGATTGAGTGGTTCCAGAACTTTGCCGAGACCCCAGTTGTTGAGAAGTTTGGAATGGGAGAACAACTCGTTGGAGACGTTTCAAGACATATCAGAGGCCAGTACAGTAAGTTCTTAAGTGACGTGGCACGCAAAGAAGGTGTCAAAGTTATATATGGCCATTCTCGTGGTGCTGCAGTTGTCGAAGACATGCGTGTTCCTGGCGCGGCGAAATTAGGAATAGATGGCGCGACTATATTGAACACGCGTTCGACTATAACGAATTATCGGCAAAAGCAGCTGTTTGACAGTTTAATTGGTTTGAACAGTCGTTCCACGATTAAACAAGACCGTTGGACTCCAATTTGGTCTAAAAGATACCATAAAAGTTATTCGCGCTAGGTTTGAATAATTTAGCGGGTTAACTTTGAATAATTTAGCAGGATTGCGTTACACAAGGAACAGTTTATACATCATAATTTGATTTCGCGTGAGCGAGATCATCATGCCTGGCGCTAAGAATTGGTGTTTTACGTTGAACAATTATGAAGACGGAGACGTCGCTCGATTGCTCGCTCTTGAAACTGAAGGATCTGTCGCTTATTGCATCTTTGGAAGAGAGATTGGTGAATCCGGCACCCCTCATCTGCAGGGATTCATCCAGTTCTCCAGTCGTAAAACGCGTACGGCCGCTCTTGCTTTGGTGGGTCAAGCCCACTTCTCTGTCTGTCGCTTTGTCCAGAAGTCCATTGATTACTGTAAGAAAGAGGGTAACTTCAGCGAAGTGGGCACCCCCCCGACTTCATCGGCGGGCCAGCGGACCGACCTTGACGCCTTTAAGGAAGACGTTGTTCAAGGAAACGTAGATTTGAAAAGTTTGCGTGAACTTCACTCTGAAGTGCTTGCCAGGTTTCCTCGCTTTTGTCAGGATTACGTTTTCGATCATATTCCGAAACGTGTTTTACCTGACCATCCGTTGAGACCTTGGCAACAGATTTTGTTTGAAGAT